CTTCAAGACGCGCACGCAATGCCGGATCTATCGTGCCTTGCTCTCGCGCCTTGTTCTGCATCTCGTTGAGCGTTGCCTGCATCCGTTCGGCTGCTGCCGGATCAAACGCTTCGACAAACGCATCACCGAGATCGTTGAGCATATTGATCAGGCCCACGCCAACGTCATTGGCAAGACCTTTCATTTTGAGCGACAAGATATCCAGCTGATCGGCAAACTGATTGCTTTTGGCGATGTCCTCTTCACTCAACACGATGCCCAGTTCACGCGCCCGGGAAATCAGGCCATCGAATGAGCCGCCCACTTGATCCATAACCGGCAGGAGCTTTGACCCCGACTTGCCGAACAGATCCAGCGATACTGACGTTTTCAGCGAACCATCTTCAAGGTCGTTGAGTCGTTCAAGGGTCTGGCGAAACGCCTGATCCACCGGCCCGTTGAGGTCGACACCAAGAGCCTTGAAGGTCGCCATCAGTTCAGCGTTACCTTTTTTGGCCTCTTCAATGCGCTTTTGGAAAATGATCGCCGTCTGGCTGACATCTTCAAAGGACTGGCCGGAGAGCGTCGCGGCAAGCTGCAAGGATTGAATCGTCTCAGTCGTCAGATTGGTGACTTGCGCGAGGTCGTCAATCTTCCCGGTGTAGTCCATTGCCTTGACCGCCGTCGCAGCCAGAGCCGCACCTGCCGCAACAGTCACCCCGGTCAATCCAACGATTGCCGCACTCGTACCAGAGAGAGCCGGGATCATATCACCGGCAGCATCGCCGATCATCCCAAACTGGCCGAGAAATCCGCGCAGCTGATTGGATGCCGCATCGCCGAATGATTGCGCCAGCTTGCCAGTCTCGCGGGTCGTCGTGGCGATCTGGGTGTTCATCCGGCCAAACTGATCGCGCACCTCGGCTGCCATTCCCTCGACAACGCCTTCGAACAACTCGATCTGTTGCCGAGCGTCCATTGCGTTCACGTCGATGTTGAATAACAGTCCAACCTGGTCGCGATCAAGAGCCATCGAATCTCACCTCAGTTCTTTTCTCGTCACCGCCGCCCCACATTGCCGCCGTGCGCTCGTCTTCCCATTGCTGCAATCTCATCGCCGCTGCGTTGTCGAAGTCGAGTGACACCGCATCATCAGCCAGCTGCAAGAGCCTGCTCGGCCTCGTCCCGAACTTCGCCGCCGTCAGAGCCAGGGCTAGTAGTGCCTCCCCCCGGTCGCTTCTGGCGAAACCGGGCCAGCTTTTCGGGCTGCACCTCCCCACCTGTTTGCGTTTTCACCGGTACGCCAGGACTACCAGCCTGAATCCAGCCGGTTAAAAACCGGAAATCCTCAGGATCGAGGTCAGCCAAGAGCAGCACTTCAGGATCCTCGGATTGCAAAGCCAGCTTGGGTTCAACGGCTGCATAGATCACCGCCTCGGTCAGGAATGTCATCCCCTCAAGCGTCTCTTCGGTCGAGAATTGCACGCTTGCCCCGGCGCCACCCTGCTGCGCCTCAAGCATCGCTCTCAAGAATGATTGTGGGATACGTCCCGCCGCCATCCAGAGATCGAGCGGTGGACGCCTCATTGTAAACACCGCGCCAGACGGCAGGGTGATTTGTCCCGTCACCTCCACCGCCTGACGCCTTTTCCGATACTCGCTTGCCTTCATTGTAGCCTCTTCAATGAATCTAGCTGTTCGCTGCGCCCTGGTGCCAGAAGTTGCCAATCTGGTCGCCGGTGGCCCTGCTCGTCACCGCCTGCCCGTTGAACTCAAACGGAGCGCGGGACTGATCCTGCCGCGTCACCGTGAAGTTGAACCCGGCTCTGTTGAACGTCTTGTAGAGCTGGACAACCCAGTATTGATTGCTGCCGCTGATGTCCGGCCCGATCAGGGCGATCGAGAAGGTGGAGATAGTCGACAGGCCACCCATCGTCAGCTCTTCATATCCGGTGGACGTGTTGGTGTTCACGTTCTTGGTTCCACCTACGGTCATCTTCTCAAGCAATGCCCAGTTGAACACCTGCAAGAACTCACCCTTGATCGTGGCTCGCTCTGAGATGATCCGCGACAGGTGCGGCGCGGTCAGCTCGTCGGACGTGAAGTCCTGCACTTCCGGCACATACTCAAACGTTGTGCCAGCCGCCGTCATTCCAAGGTGAATAGCGTTCGGGTTGGCGGCATCATCGGGCGTGCCGTCAGTGTGGAGGGTCAGGCGCGAGGCCGCAGACGGAACCGCGACGTTTAGCCACAGATCCGACGGCCCCAGAACGATCTGGTTTGCGTTGTAATTCTTCGCAGTTCCGGCCATTTGTTACTTCTCCTTCGTCGTGTTGGTTGGCTTGATCAGGCTCACAAACGGAGTCGGGTCAAGCGATGGGCGATAGTCCTTGCGCTCTGACCGGGGATTGAAATATCCCAGCTCAGAAGCCAGCTTGCAGTATGTCTCCTCGCCCAGGGCTTCTACAGTCCACGGAAGCGGCGGGAGGGTCATCGTCTTTGCTTTCTCGAAATATGGATTCGTCATCATCACCTCTCCAAAGTTTGGATTACCAGAACTATACGGCTGTCCATTCGATAAATTGTGTCACCCTGGCGCAACACGCCATATTGATGTTCAGTGACTTCCCAGACAGGTTCGCTCACAAGATTGGTCGTGGCCCCGCCCAAGAGATCCGCCACCGTCATCGTCCGCAGCACGCGATCAACGGCAAGGGTATATTTCAGGATTGTGCGCTGAAGGGTGTATGCGTCGACGCCATCAACCGCTATATCGATGTAGATCTCATTCCGCGCCCTTATATAGCTGTCATCGTCGCTCTGCTCCATCTGCTCGCTGCTCATCGAGACGAACAGAGCCGGGAAATTCAGGATGATCGGCGTGGGCGTTCGGTAGTCGACGAAATTGGCCAGCGTGCCATCTATCTCGGCAAGCGCGGTGGCAGTCGACGCTTCCAGATAGGTCTGAATATTGTCGATCAGCCGGAGCGCGAACTGTGCCGAATATCGGGTTGTTGTGTATGCCATTACTCAGCCCCCGTTGTGAATCGCGCTCTTGATCGCGTCTGGAATCCGGCATCTCTCGCGCCACGTTCGGCGAAGCGAAACAAGCGACTTACCATCCTGTCCACGTCGCGCTGGGTGGGTTGCAACACGGGGCGTGCTGGCATCCGCCTTGTGCCGCGCTGGTGGAACCGCGCATATGGGACACGAGTCCCGAACGTGGCTGACATCTCGTTGAAGTCCTTGATCTGATCCGGCTCTGATCCACCCACAGACAGCGACCGCTTGAGCCGCTCCGTCCTGACGAGGATTGGCTTGCCAGGGTATGCCTGCGCCTTCCACTTCGCGTAACGCGCTGACAGTGGCTCCCACCGCTGACCGCCACGCGCCCCGAGGCTCTCAAACTGCTCGATCGTGCCGCGCAGAAAGTACATATGGATTTCTGGCCACACAGGCCTGAAATCGCTGATCGACTCGTTGAGCGTTTGGAAGGCTCTGGTCGACTGCTGCACTCCATCGACTGTTACGGCGAATTTCACGCGAACATCCCTCGACCAGCTTTGTATCCGTCCGCGATCATCTGCGCTCGCGGTGGAAGCGGCTGATTGATGATGGCGACCCCGTCGAGGGCCACCGCCCGTGCAAATCCCTGATCCTTGCTCCGCCAGATGTTGGCGATCGTCTCAAGGACTGCCTCTTGCACCTCGGCTGGGGTCGAGTCCCAGCCCCACTTGGCCGTCACACCCACGCGGATACCGTTTGGCCAGCCAACATAGTCGACCTGGTTGGAGAACTCGGCGAAGAAGAAATCACGCCGTTCAGCCAACGCACCAAGCGTCGAATAGTCGTCGCCGTACCGACGCGACAAGAAGAACTCCCCCGGCATATTCTGCCGCGCTGACTGGTATGGGTTCGTCACCACCCAGTTCAACACAGCGAACCCGGACGGCATCGTCACCACCGGCGCAGGTGTCGACAGATGCGGGTCAACCTTGAGGTAATCCGTCCCATCGCCCCAAAAGTAGCGGATGCTGGCCGTCTGCCCGACGCTGCCTTGGGTGAAATACCCCTCGGGAAGGGAACAGGCCGCGTCAAAGATCCTTGCTGCCCGTGTCATTATGCGAATCAATAGATCCTCGTCAGCATCCTGACTTTGATAGACATAGGCTCTGACCTGATCCATCGTCACATAATCACTTGCGGCCACGTGCTACCTCCTGACGCGGTGGACGGCTCTCGCGCTTGTTCCACCGATCTGAAATGCTCTGCTTGTCCTCGACCGGCTTGGCAATGCCGCGCTCGATCAACAGAGC